CGCTTGAAGAACCGACTTCTCTGCCTCAACCAAAATTGCAATTCCGGTCCTTTTAATATTCTCTTTATTCTTATCCAATCCATACAAGTTCAAACTCAATGGGTGACTATACCATTTACCCTCAATCTGAACCGGCATATATTTTCCCAAAAGTTCTGCTTCTTCTGGATTGAGCGCGCGACCACGAATTCCTATCATGGCGCCGGTTGCATCAAAATGAGGGATGATAATTTTATTCTGTGAGATTGAATATCTAATATCATACTTATCCATCGCTTCGCATGAGATACCATCGTCCAGCCACTCTACTGGATAATACTTCGTAAAACAATCAAGTAATCCTTTTGGATAAGTTGGAAGTTCTTTCATCGCGGCCCTTGGTTCATATTCTGCGCGACGGGCCCTATATGTCGGTGCATCGGACAGCTCCCGCGCGGAACAAGTAAGAATAACTTGTAGAATGTCCTTATACCAATCATATTCAATTCCGCGGCACTCATAATAGTTCCTCAAGAACTTAAAGATCGACATATTGCCGCACTCTGTATAACAAACGAATAAGTGACTATTCTTATAATAGTAAAGTTTATGTGATGCCTCTCCGGCATCTTCATTATGACAAAGCGTCTTACACATAAAGTATCCGCCCCTATCAACAGGCTCTGCGCCCAGTTGATCTAGGAGTCGGAATACATCTTCATCTCTTAAATTCTCAACGATGCTACGATAGTCAATCATTCTAATTCGTTAATCTCTTTTAGTTGTTCTCTGTAAGCCATAGCTGTTTCATCATCCCAGTCTTGAACATAATTATAATTCGTACCTACATTCAAAACTTCCATTCTCGCATTAGTTACAAACAAATCTTTCTTTCTCAAATTTCCAAGATTTGCATCACTCCAAATTCTAACTTGGTTCCATTCACCCGCGCGGACCTTAAATACATCCGTTACCATTGTTGGAGTGAATGAGATACCACCTTCTGAATGGAGAAACTCTAATTCTTCCTTTGATGGTCGCGCAAAGATGACACCGATATCTGCTTTATTGATGATCGCGCGCGAACCAGCGATAGAACTTTCATCTCTAATATTCTGATTATTATCCGCGTTTGCATTAACCTGAGTTGAACTCAACATAAAGACTTGCAATTCAACCGCCAAATCCTTTAATGCTGTCGAGAACATCAACAAAATCTCGTCATTTCTTAAACTAAATCCCTTAAACTCCCTCAAAAGTGAAGGACAAATAAAGATATAGTCATAAAAAACATACTCAATATCATGCAACAAAACATTTTCTCTTACGAGCGTCTTAACCAACTCAATCGTTGGATCTGGTACTCTAATAATATAAAAGTTATCTTGAAATACCTTTAGAACCCACAATGCTTGTCTAATAATTTTCTGTTCTTTTTCTGTGAAGCCACCATATCTGAACTTCGTCTCATTAAAACCAGTTAGATACGCCAAAATCATTCTTTGGATTTCCTTTATATTCTGCTCTGTTACAATGAACAAAGTTTTCTTTCCGCTACCTACTTGAACCCACTTATCCTGCTCTTCTTCATATCTAAATGGGAACGCAATAAAACAAGCATCACCTACTGCCTGTCTTGTCTTACCAGTACCAGAACCACCCGATCTCAATACGAAGATACCTTTTCGTGCGCCCGCGCAGACTTCGTTAAAAATCTCACCTTGAAGCGGGATACCTACATCGACATGATTCTCTGCATCTGTGATGATGTCCCCAATTCCTTCAAAAACATTCACAACCTCAGTTGTATCATTCTGAACGAACTCGCGCTCGATACCAAGTAACTTAACTCTAATTGCATTTACAATATCATCAATCTCAAGACTTTCAAACTTCTCATTTATCTTGAGTGACTTTTCATCCATCGCGTCTTCAACGAAGAACTCATTAACATCAAACCCCTTTCCCTTAAAAGTTTCAAGAAGATTAAACTTCTTCAATCTCTTATAATAATAAGGAAAAGTTACATCCTCGCTTAATGCAAGTGCGTCTTGAAGATACTCAATTCCACCTTCATTCTTAAAGATAAGTTTTGCACTTTCGTTGGTTGAGAGATAATTTTCTACATCAACTGGCTGGATACTTGTTACTCCATTTCTATATAATGAGTCAATCGCTACAAAGATATATTTATGAAATCTAAAGTAGAAGTCGCTTGGTGTAAGATTATATTTATCAGATTCGCTGAGGAATTGCGGATGTTTCATAAGTGCGCCAAGAATATGTTGTACCGTATTCTTATCTACCATTTAACGCTCCTTAAATCTCATCCAACTTAAACTTGGACTTGTCTTTTTTATCTTCTTTTCTTACTATTGTTCTAACCGGACGACTTTCGCGCGACTTGATCTGCTCAATAATTGCATCGAGCGTACCCGCTTTTCTATTCTCCAAATCAACCCAATACTGCGCGGCATCTTTGTAAATATTCGGAACAATGCCAATACCACCAAGAGCCTTCTCCTTATCACCTTTCATTACATCATAATAATAACGCAAGGCGAAGTAGATACCTTTTGGTGTCATTTTTCTTTCCGGTTTTGTGAATAACTTCCATTGATTATCAAGCTTTGCAAAATCAATGGACATTTTGATATCTCTATAAAGATAATCAATTACGCTTTCTTTCCAAAAATCTTCGTCACCTGAAGCTGTCGCATGGTTACGATTTTTAACCCATTTTTCATAACATTCTTTATGATAATAAGATTTTTGTCCGACAAGTGTAAACTCTTCTTTTTCTGTATCAAATCTATTTCTACATAGTCTACATTGTACGTTATGCGCCATTTCAAAGTTCCTTTCTATTTTTTCCTAATATTATTATACCAGAAATTTTCAAAAAAGTCAAATTCAAAAGAGAGGAGCGCGGATAATCCACGCTCCTCGATGAGCATATATAGAATATGTATTAGGATGCCATTTTCTTCATCTCGTCCACAATCAGCGCAAGCAGGTCTACCTGGTCCTCAGTAAACTCTGAAAGCTTCATGCGGCGGCCCATAGTAATCTCGATCTTCTTCAAGATTGTATTCGCGGCTTCTTCGTCTGCATTATCGCCTGTACCAACCAATTTAGTCCAAAGCTTTTGTGCTTCCGCGCGCACAGTCGCAAAATCGAGTTTCTCTTCCGAGGATCTCTCCATCTTGTCAACTACTGTTGCGCCATTAGCTTCTTCGGCTTCAATGGCCTTTGCGAGAGCATCTACGAATTCCTTATAACCAAATGGAATTTTCGGCTCAAGGTATCTAAAACGGCTACCAGCGGTAATCGTAGGTGTTGCGCGGGTCTGAATCCAACGTTCGGACTCACCCTTATCGTTCCAAGTCTGAGTAATGACACCAATAATATCAACAAGACCATTAACAATCTTCAGACAACGGTTATTAAGGTCTGGCTTACAACCAAGAAGTTTGCCTTCATCATCGGCGCTTTCTTTCAAGTGACAGGTCATAATAAGACCATATCCCATCATTGTAATCTTACGAAGAGAGTTCTCAAACTCCTTTGAAAGAGCAGCATAACCGCCACCATATGGGATCTCACCAATCTTCTGAACACCAGCTTGCACACAAATAAACTTTTCGCAAACATCGTATGCAATACCTACAGTATCAATACAAATTGTTGAAAACTTTTTCTTTGCTTCTGGTTTCTCCAACTGCTGCAATACCTTTTTGAAATCGGACCACTTTTCAATAGGCTGTACCATTGCACCAGGGCGGGCATTAGTACCCATCTCAAAAGCAAGGATAAGGGCATCTGGTGCCATAGAGCAGAACTCTGTCTTGCCGATCTTTGGTTGACCGGCAAGCAGAATATACTTCTCTCTCAGATCTTTGGAGATGACACTTGGCGTAATACTAAGAATGTCTATTGCCATGTGTAATCCCTCCTATTAAAAACCGAGATCCTTTGTGCCCTTTCCAGTTGCTGGAGCCGGAGCCTGCTTTGCAACAGACTTCTTTCCAGACTTCATATCTTCAATCTTCTGTGTACGGAGAGCCATACCAGCTTTGATATCATCGATATCATATGCAATCTCACCATCAAGCTTATCGGAACTACCTGTGATAATAAGTTCGTTTGTGCTGATAGTACGTGTGCGCTCCTGCGCCTCACCCCATGCAACTTCATCAACGATTGTCTCTGTACGAGAAGTGAAGTTCAAACGACCATTAACCTTATAGGTATCACCAGCAGTCCAGTCAGCCTCGATAGCTGCAATACCATTCGGGTTATCAGCAAAGAGCTTAACAACATCAACATTCATTGCTGACGCATTCTCTGCTGTGTACTGAGGAACAATAGCCTCAATCTCAAGACGAGTAGGTTCTACCTCTACACCATCTGCATCAACTACACGCTTAATCTTAGATACTACAAACTCAAGAGTGAATGTAGCCTTCGGATTGAACTCGCCAACTACTTTAGAAGCGAAGTTAGCCTGAACACGCGGATAAGAAACGAATGAACCATTCTGACCAACAAACTCATTCATCTTAATCTTACCGCTGGTGATGCGGATCTTATCTGCAACATTCTTATCACCACTTGCGGCGATAGAAACAAACTCATTCCTTACCTTCTCAATAGCCTCATAAGCCGGGTTAACCTTACCAACCTTTGTAAGCTTATTGGAATACATATAAACAGGAACCTCATTGTCCTGTCCGTTCTGGTTTACCAGAACCTTAATAGAACCGCCAATGTTCTCGACGGTTGAACCGTCAACCTTACTAACGTAAGAACCATACTTGAGATCTACTTCTGCAAGAATACCTTCAATTACTACACGATTTTCTGCTTCTCTAAACATTTAATTTTCTCCTTGTTACTTTTGTTTACGTTTGATGATAGACCGAATAAGGGATTCGGGATAACCCGAATCCCCCATTAGCATATCACTTTGAGATTAGACTCAAGCCTCTTCCGGCTGTACGAAGTTTACACCAGCATCAGTAAGTGTAACGATAGTGATCTTCTTGCCATCTTCGGTCTTTCCGCCGTCCTCACGAGTAGCAAGTTCCTTCTTAACAAGAGAGTTAACGCAACCAGTTACCTGTGCGATCTTGTCAAGGCCGAGACCTTCCATAATATCGGAAGTCTTAGCTGAGCCGCCATTCTCCTTGAGGTAGTTGAATACTGCGAGGGTCTTTTCTGTAAGTTTTACTGCTTCTGCCATTTTTTTCTCCTTTTATCCGCCTTTTTATTTTTTATAGTTTAGTTTTGTTTTGAGTTGGGCGGCCAACTTGAAAGTCTTTCTTAACTTTCATACTAATATTATATCAGATTTTCAACTGAAGGTCAAATTTTCAAGTCTTTACAAGAAGGTCTCAAATTCTTATAGTGAACTTAAACACATAACCTTTGCGCCCGCAGGTAATTTTAGGGATTTAACCCCTTGTGCGCCACGGGACAGACTCGGAATATCCGTAAGCTTCAAGCGAATCTGAGACGCTGAAGATACTACAAGGATATCGTTGTCATTTGAGATAGGAAGAAAATCACAGAGCTTTGATGTGTTCTGAATCTTGACTCCCTTTGTTGCGCGGCCAGTAACACGGAACTCACTAATAGAAGTACGCTTAATGTACCCATCTTCTGATACAGACACAAGTTCTCTATCATTAGATCTGATGACACGCGCGCCAACTACGCAGTCCCCATCATTGAGTTTAATGCCCTGAACTCCTCGTGCAACACGACCAATAGCATTAATATCTTTTGTTTCTATCATAATAAACTGGCCTTGCTCGGAGGCAATACCAATACGATCGTTGTCAGTCAAAAGAATTGATACAATTTGATCGTCCTTGTCGAGTTTGATTGCAAGGGCGCCACTATTGCGCTTTAGGTTATACTCGCTAAGCTTTGACTTTTTGAGTACACCATTCTTTGTGATAAAGATAATATGTCCAGTTTGAGACTTCGCGCACAAGGCGGCGGACACAATCTTTTCATCACCTTCAATCCCACTAAAGGCAGAAAGATACTGTTTTTCATCCACAACAAATTCACTCATACACTTATGGTAGAAGTTACCTTTGTTTGTGAAGAAGAGAAGCTCGCTGGTATTCTTACCAACGATATTATCCACAATATATTCTTCCTTTTCGAGTTTGAACTTCGTACCAGCACCATTACGACGCTGGGAGTACAGAGTAGAAGTTTCGGTTACATAAACCGCTCCCATGTTTGTGAAGGAAAGAGAAAGTTGCTTTTCCTCAATAGGTTCATCACCAGACTCTTGGAGCTGGATGATTTTTGTGCGGCGCGCATCACCAAATTTATTGGCAACTTCACGCCATCCTTTCTTCAATTCTTCGTTAAGGAGAGTCTCCGATCCCAAAATTTCTTTTAAATGCTCGGCATCTTTGAGAAGCTGTTGACGTTCATCTTCGAGTTTCTTGACTTCGAGATGCGCGAGACGGCTAAGTTTCATATCCAAAACCGCCTTCACCTGGTCTGCATCGAGCAAGAATTGCTTCATTAACTCTGATGAGGCCGCCGCTGTAGAAGCAGAACCTTTAATTACTGCAACTACTTCATCAATCCGCGCAAGACAGATAAGTAATCCATCGATAATATGGATACGATATTCTATCTTGCGCAGGTCATATTTAAAACCACGACGATAAACGATCTTCTCATGATCGATATGCGCCTGGAGCATTTCTTTCCAAGTAAACACGCGCGGAAAACGTCCATTATCCAGCATTGTGAAATTAATGCCGAAGTATGACTGAAGAGAAGTATTTTTATAAAGATACTTCAGAACCTTATCGGGATTTGCTTTTTTAGAAAGATAGATTTTAATGAGAGGCGCTTTACCTGTCAAATCGTTAAATCTATCAATCCCAGGGTTTTCTTCTCCATTTACAATTTTCTCAAGTTGTTCACGAATAGTATCAGTATATATACCATAAGGAATTTCAGTTACCACAAAACATCTTTCCTTTGGATCAAACTCAACAACACTTCTTAACTTACAAGCTGCGCCAGTACCATTCTTCATGGAAAGTTTTACTTCGGCTTCATTATATAGGATCGCGCCAGTTGCAAAATCGGGCGCACAATAAATTTCTTCAAACTCACACTCTGGATGGTCAATCAAATAGATAAGTGCATTATTTAATTCTTTCAAATTGAACTGTGGTACGGAACTTGCCATACCAATACCAATACCAGAAGTACCGTTTACAATATTATAAAAACCTTTTGAAGGAAGGACTGCTGGATATTGAACGGTATAAGAATAGTTATCACGCCATTCCTCGATTGTATCTTTCTTAATATCTTCAAAAAGATTACTAGAAAGCTTTGAAAGACGTGCTTTTGTATATCTCGGTGCAGCCCAGTTCCCAGACTCCTTCAAAGTACCAAAGTTACCGCCAACATCTACGATCGGGTAACGCATAGTAAACGGCTGTCCCGCGCGCATAATAATACCAAGGCATGATGTATCACCATGCGTATAAAAGTATTTCAATGCATCGCCAACAACCGCTGCTGAAGCCTGAAAAGGTTTGTCAGGTGTGTATTTACACATATCCATACAATACAAAATTTGACGTGCAGACGGCTTTAATCCGTCTCGTACATCGATAAGCGCACGGCTCTGAAGAACCGCTCCACTATATTGTATCATAGATTGCTCAACTACAGGTTTTAATTCTGACATTCGCTTTCCTCTTTATTATTTTTTACATATATAATTATAATTGATTTTTTTGAAAAAGTCAATTTTTAATCTGTTATCTGCGAGAAGTCAACGTTTTGCATAATAAAGTCTTTTCTAAACTCAACGTCCTCACCCATTAAATTCATAAGCAGATCAATAGCTTCTTCGCTCCACTCTAATTTATCCATTCTTTGAAACTCTGGAGTAAACATAGAACCATGTGCTTCTTCGGGCTCAAGTGTACCTAAACCCTTACATCTCTTGACCTCACCATGAATTGTTGATTTGTTTTTATTATACTCTTCGTCATTGAAATAATAAGTTTCTTTATTACCATTCTTCACAATATACAAAGGAGATCTTAGCCAATAAAGACGTCCTTCTTTAATGAACTCCGGTGCAAGATACTGGAACGCTGCCATAACGAGAAGTCCGATATGGTATCCATCGGAGTCAGCGTCCGTACAAATTGCAACTTTTCCATAGCGCAATTTCTTTGAGTCATAATGACCATAGGAAATATTAAGTGCGGACATTAGTAACTTAATTTCCTCATTCTTAAAAATCTTCTCTTCATCATTAGAAAGACAGTTAATAATCTTACCACGAAGAGCAAGAATACCATATTTTGTATGATCGCGCGCGAGTGACATAGATCCCATAGCAGAGTTACCCTCACAAATTAAAAGCGTAGAGTCATTTCCAAGATATTCTGCGTCTGCGAGCTTATCAGAAGAGAATACTTTCTTTTTGAGATTTGCTTCAACCTCTTTATTCGCATTAAGAACGTGCTGGCGCGCCTTCTCTGCGGCCGCATCAGCCTTAACCTCTCTCGTCAATAAATCCACAACTTTATCAAACTCCGGCTTATGCTGGCGTTCAAATGCTTCCAACATCTGCGTGGTTGCGCGTTGACAAAGTCCTCTTAATTCTGGGTTATTAACTTTTGTCTTTGTTTGATTTGCAAACGAAGGGTTCGGAACTTTGCAGCTAACTGCGTAGAATAATCCTTTACGCAATACATCTGGACTTGCTTCATTCTTCATCTTCTTCTTAAAGAAATTGGTGAGCGCAGTTCTTACACCGGTGAGCGATGTGCCACCTTCCGGATTTTCAAGTCCGTTTGTAAATACGTGCCAACGCTCTGTGCGCTCATTGGTCCATTGCATTACAATTTCGGCTTCAATTCCATTTTCTTTCAACTCAATTTTGAGAGGTGTTTTATTAAGAGCCTTACCGCCCTCATCTTTCATAAAGTCAACAAGACCATTCTTTGAAAGATATGTTACTTTCTCATTTGTGATGTGGTTATGAAGCTTGAAGGCGATACCCTTAGAAAGATATGACCAGTTACGACACATCTTTTTAATTTCTTCAAAATTAATGTTGATTGGTTCGAGATTATAAACTTCTTGTGAAGGAATAAACTCAATAACTGTACCGTGCCTATCTTCTTTTATATCAGTAACCTTGAACTCTTCTTTTATACCTTTATTAAGACGAAGGTATGCGCATTGATGGTTACGATAACTCCATACTTCAAATTTATCAGATGAAAGTGCGGCGCCCTTTGCACCGATGCCATTCATACCAGCTACATTTTGGAATACTTTGTTATCGAATTTTGCGCCCGAGTGAGCCATTGTAAAGATTGCTTCCAATGCTTCAGTTCCATCCGCGCGAATCCCGAAAGGACATCCACGACCATTATCTGTGATACGGAGACGATTACCAGGAAAAAGCTCTACTCCGATGCTATCGCAAAAGCCCATCGTACCTTCGTCGATACCATTTGTAATGAACTCACGCGCGCATTGAAGAATACCCTGGTTATCAGCGCTACCCATATACATAGCAATACGTGCACGAACCGCTTCACGAAAACCTAGAGTTTGAATATCATTAGCATCATAATTTACTTGAGTCATTCGCTATTACTCCATTTTTATTTTATATAAATATTATACTAAAATTTTCACGAAATTTCAAATTTCCATATACCCCCTCTTCTAAATCTACTTATATTTAGAGAACGTGGTGCAAACCGCGGCGAAAGCTAAATTTATACGTTCCGGAGGTAATTATGACAAATTATGTATTGGCGCAGTCCTATAATAAAGCTAACGTACAGGATAGACTTTGGTATGTTATGGGCGCAGATGATCTCACAGCTCTGATGGCAAATGAGAAGATTAACTTTGGCGATAAGGCTTATGTTATTGGTACAAAGAAGTTTTACATTTGCGGTAATGACAGTACTTGGTATGAGATGTGAGGTGAGTTAAATGGCAGTTAGTTTTGGTTTTAGAGCTGGCTCACTCGCTCTAGGTTCTGGTGGTGGTGATGCGCCAGTCCTCATTAGCAAAAACATTACCGAGAATGGAACATATTCCGCGGCTAGTGATGAAGCTGATGGCTACAGTAGTGTTACAGTTGGTGTACAACCAAATGTAGGTACAAAGAGCATTACCGAGAATGGAACATATACGGCTTCAAGCGATAGTCTTGACGGGTATTCATCTGTTACTGTTGATGTTTCTGCTGGTACTGATCTTTTTAATTTAGCAAGTCAGACTACATTTGATCTAACAGATAGCACTTATAAAACAACCGCTTTGACTATTCCGGATCGTATGTTTAATAGTAACCAACGAATTCGTACAGTAAATCTTAGTGGTGTAAAAACAGTCGAAAATTATGCTTTTATTACCTGTACAGCAACTAGCATTAGTCTCCCCGATGTAGAAACAATTGGTTATCAGTCATTTTTCCAATGCCGTGGGGCTGATAATGTACCATTGAGTATTCCTAACGTAGTTACTATTGGGGAAGAAGCATTTAAACAAGCATATGTATGCGGCGAAAGTGCTTCTAATCGTACTCTTGATATCTCAAAATGCAAGTCTATTGGCCATAATGCATTTCGTGAGACTAGAATCAATGGTTTTAAGATGGATAGTGTTGAGACAGTTGGAAACAGTCCATGGTTTGGTGGCTGGTTTTCAATGACTACTGTAGTATTTCCTAAGCTAAAAACAGCGGGCTCTCAAATGTGCCGAAGTATTACCTTCACGAATCTTGTAATCGGTCCTGATTGGGAAAGTTGCGAAGGCAGCTTCGCAGGATATGACGCTGACTGGGAAAATAAATACGTATACATATACGCTACCACTCCACCAACAATGGGCAGCGATCTAGCAATTCGGAAGCCACCAGTAGCTTTTTATGTACCAGCTGATAGCGTAGATGCGTATAAAGCAGCTCAGTATTGGTCCCAATATGCATCTATCATTCTGCCGTTACCTAATGACCATTTGACTATTGATACGTGGTTGACTTAAAATTTGTTAATATTGGAGGAGGGTATTTAAATGTCAACAAAAGATGAAATTTTTGATTATGTTATGAACAGTCCAGAGGATACAAATCCGGCTGTTTTGAGAAGCTTACTAAATGGAATTGAAGAAGGAGGAAGCGGAGGTATGGAGTATTTCGATATCACTTACACTTGCGAAGAGGGAGGGGAGCCGTCTATAGATAAAACTCATGCTCAAATTTTATCAGCGTATAATTCCGGTAAGGTTGTAAGACTTATTATCCCTGCTGGAACCCAAATAGAATGGGAGAGTTCTGCCTCATATAATACATTAAAAATGAATCTATGTGGTTTATCAATGTATGATAATGATGAAAGTGATGCAGAATTTTCCTTTTTCTGTGTAAGTAATGGTTTCGTAGGCGATAATTTATATAATGTATACGTGACTATAGATGGCACTGGTTTTGTGTATATTAGAACTATGCAAATTGGTTAAATAAAAACGAGCGGGCTTAAAAAACCCGCTCTTTCTTTACTCCCAACCCCTAACTTTAGGTGGTCCCTTCTTTTTCTTTGCATAACTCATCCAAACCAACTTATTTCTCGCTCTAGTCGCCGCAACATAACATACATTTCTTTCATCATCTGGATGGAACCGCGCACCTACAACAATTACATTATCAAATGCAAGACCTTTTGAAGAGTGGATAGTCAGTACTTTTACAGTATCGGCTTCCATTCTTTTTGTTAGCTCCTCGCGCGAAAGGTCTGCCTGCTTAAAGGTGTCAAAAGGAATTTCTGCTTTCTTCAAGAAAGTAGAAACTGTTGAAATTTCTTGGTTAGTACGTGTAAGAACTGCCCAGTCTCCTGGCTTACCTTGACCGCTAATTAGGTTTACGATTGCATGACCACTATATTCCTGTTGGGAAACCGTACCACTAATCGGGCGCATAGGAATTGAACTATCTTCCATTCCAATCGGATATAATATGCGGCGCGCGAAGTCAAGAATATTGCGGCCGTTACGATAGTTTTCATTCATATCAAAAAGCTGGACGCCCGGCTCTTTTGATAAGTCTATCATTAGGGTTGGATCTCCGTCCTTCCATTGATAGATACTTTGGCGCGGATCTCCTACCACAAAAAAGAAGTCTGGCTTAATCATCTCGAAGAGAAACTTAAATTGGGATTTATCTGAGTCTTGCGCCTCATCAAGAAATACCCATTCCATATGACGCACACAAGTCGGATTTTCTTCAATCATCTCAAAGAGCTTTTCAAACTTTTCATCATCAAGAATTTTTCGCGTACTAATACCGCCAACCGAAAGCATATAGTTTGCAAGGGCGTGAATTGTACCAATAAACAAACCATCTTTCAAGTCCTCTCCAAGACGCTGACGCATTTCGCTTGCTGCCATATTTGTAAAAGTGACGACTGCTATCTGTCTGGGGTCGACACCCGCGCGCAAAACCTGTCGAACTTTCTCTGTAAGCAAGGCTGTCTTACCAGACGCGGCCGCGGATAAAACTACTGATTTATTACTCGGTGCATCAATAATTTTTTTCTGTAATTCTGATAATTCCATTTTATCCCTCTCTTTGATTCAAAATTTGAACTAATTTATCTTCAATATTTTCATTATACCATATTTCATATAAGGGGATCAAATTTTCCCTACAATAAATTTTTTTCATCTCATCAGTTATTTCTCTTTGTTGACTTCCGAATTTTTTATTATCTCTATGTTGAATACCTTGATATTCTATTAAAATATTATATTCGAGTAAATAAAAATCAAATTTAAGGGGCCTTATCAATTTTAAATCATCAAAAGTTTTTTGTGTTTCAAAAATAATATTATGTTCTGTCAACCATTTCTTGATTAATGATTCACCTTTAGACACTAAACATCCGCAAGAACTTGTATCTCCATTTGAAAGCTTTCCACTTGCAACTATCGTTCTATTTCCACAGTCACATTGGCATAAGTATAGTTTTTCTCCATGAATATTAACTTTTCCAGTATATTTTAAAACTACTAATTTACCAAAGCGTTTACCAACAAAATCCTTGCTAAACATTTTTGAAACAGTTTCTTTTTGTAAGCATCCACACGATTTGGTTGAGCCAGAACGAATATTTACTCCTTTTGGAGTAGTAATATTTCCACATTCGCATCTACATTTCCAACGATCTTTTCCTAGATATTCAATTACTGTTAATCTACTATCCGGTACTCCGTGTTCTTTCATTATCCAACCCGTCATATCGATATCTGGGGTAAGAGTCTGGATACCGGTTTTTATATATTTATATACTGTATTTACACTGATGCCTGTTTTTTCTGCAATTTTTCTTCCACTCAACCCTAATTCATGTAGCTCTAAAATTTGCTTCTGTTTATTTATATCAATCATTTTATCACCTCTAATATTAAGTAGAATTTTGATATAAATTGTCTTAAAAAATGATTACCCCATACGTTGGTTATAACCATAATTTTTTGTATCGTAAAAATCTATCCAATATTTTTCAGCATCGCTCAAATTTTCCTTTGGAACTTCTTCCAATAATTCCCATGTAAAAGTATCTATTCCATATAACTTTAAGGCGCGCTGGAATTGAGATTCAGCTACTCCTTCTAGTCCACAGGCAGATTTAATGTGATTAATAAATCTGTCTGCTATTTTTGTACTTTTACCAATATAGATTTCGTTTGTTTTTATATTAGTAACTTTATAGATACCACTAGGGTTCTTTCCTTCAAGGACTCTTTTTGCCATCTCTTTTGCCGGGCGAGAAATATAGTTATCATAGATTAGTTTATTAAGGAGATCTGTTTTGTTTAATCTGGTTTTTATATCGTTTAAGAGCGCGATATCCTCTTTGGATTGTTCATCTAATTGGATACGATAAAAATCCTGTTTTTCTTTGAGGGCGCGCTCCCGTAAAATTTGTTGATTGATAGCTTCGCGCTTTTTATAATATTCATCTAGTTGCTTTCGTATTT